TCTGGCTTGTTTGCTACAACAAATGAGCTTGGTGGAGGATTTGATTGGTTAGAACAAACCATAATTGAAGTAGGATCTGTGATAGGAGAAGCATTTAAGATTCTAGGAGCTATCATAGGCGCAGTGGTGGGTGTAGTCACTGACATGTACAAGTGGTTTAATCAAACTGTTTTGCAATCACAGTTTGTGGTAGATATGTTTAAAACTCTAGGAACGGTGGTATCAGAAGCATGGCAAGTCTTTAGAAAGTATTTCAGTGTGGAAGGTATTAAATCACTAATGGAAGGAGTTGTAGATGGATTTCTTGGATTGATAGACGGAATACGTGTAAAACTGCCTAACGCTCTAGGTGGTATAAGCAAAGACGTTTATGAAGCAGGTGAAAAAGAAAGAGCTGCTAGAAAAGAACAACGTGACACGGTGGTGGACGCGGCGCTTACAACAGCAAAAGCAGAAAAAGATGCTAAAGTAGCTGCAAAACTTGCTGAAGTAGATCAAAATAAAAAAACAATTAAAGAAAGAAGTTTATTTGCAGAAGCTAACAAAAAAATTGCACAAAAAGAATTAGCTGGGCGACAAGCCGCGGCCAAAGCAGCAGAAATGTCTATGGACTATACATCTGGACCAGAAGCATTATTAAAGCAGTTCAGCGCCAAACAAGGGGGAGCAGTTGAGATAGGTATCAAAAAAGGCGAAATCACTAAAGAAAAAGAAGCAGCAGATAAAGAGCTAGCAGGTGCCAAAACTGGTGCAGAAAAGAAAGCTGCTGCTGAAAAAATTGAAGCTGCTGAAGCCAAACTAAAAGCTCTAACAGAAGCAGAAACATTGGCTAAACAGCGCAGCGGCACTGCGCCTGCAACTGCCGCTCCTGCAGACGCAGCTAATAAAACTACTCCTGCAGCCACTGCTCCTGCAGACGCAGCTAAGAAATCAATGGAAGTTGATGCAGAAAAGAAAAAACAAGAAGCAGATGCTAAGGCCAAAACAGATGCAGACGCCAAGAAGAAAGAAGAAGAAGATGCCAAGAAGAAGAAAGAAGAAGAAACAAAAAAACCACAATCTTTAGAAACGCTAATGGCGGAGTTAAATACACATATGATAAAGTTATTAGATCTGTCAGCCAAAACCACTTCTAATACCTATGCTACCTACGAAGCTGCCAAGAGCCTAAACGGAAATTTATATAAAGCATGAGCTGGAAAAGACACTTTACCCCTGTAAAAATTGACAACTCGGGCGGCTCTATGAGTCCGATCAGCGGCCGTGGCCGTCCTGGTCCAGCTAGAGCAAACTACTCCAGTTTCCTACCAGATGTCTACGCAGGTGCACCCAATCGTGTAGAACGATACATGCAGTATGATACCATGGACATGGATTCAGAAGTTAATGCTGCTCTAGATATTCTCACAGAGTTCTGCACACAAAAAGAAAAAGAAAACCGCACACCATTTAATACATTTTTCAAAGGCAGTCCCACTGCCACTGAAGTTAAACTACTCAAAGATAGTCTGCAGAAATGGAGCAAGCAACAACAGTTTGAAACTCGTATATTTCGTATTTTCAGAAACGCACTCAAATACGGTGACTGTTTCTTTGTGAGAGATCCAGAAACCAAAAAGTGGTTGTTTGTGGATGCTGCCAAGGTTACCAAAATCATAGTTAACGAATCAGAAGGCAAGATACCCGAACAGTATGTAATCAGGGATATCAACTTCAACTTCAAAGACATGGTAGCAGTAACTCCACATGGTACCACAAACACAGCACCCAGCGGAACCAGTTCATATACCACAGGCGGAGGGTCTGGTCGCGGCATGGTTGGCTCAGCAGCACAGCCTCCCGGCACACGATTCAGCACACAGACCAATGAAGTTACCATAGATGCCAAACATGTTGTGCATATTTCTATGAGCGAAGGACTGGACAACAACTATCCTTTTGGCAACAGCATCTTGGAATCAGTGTTCAAGGTCTACAAGCAGAAAGAACTCTTAGAAGATGCCATCATCATCTATCGTATACAACGTGCTCCAGAGCGACGCATATTCTATGTGGACGTTGGAAACATGCCGGCACACATGGCCATGAGTTTTGTCGAGCGTGTAAAAAACGAAATACAACAACGTCGTATTCCTAGCTCAACAGGTGGCGGCGCCAATGTTATTGATGCTAGTTATAATCCGCTAAGTGTCAATGAAGACTACTTTTTCCCACAGACAGCAGAAGGCCGTGGATCAAAAGTTGAAACACTGCCCGGCGGTACTAATCTAGGTGAAATTACAGATCTGCGGTATTTTACCAACAAACTGTTCAGGGCATTGCGTATTCCTAGTTCCTATCTTCCTACAGCCATAGATGAACAACCCAACACCATGGCAGACGGTAAAGTAGGAACTGCCTACATACAAGAACTAAGATTCAACGAATACTGTAAACGCCTACAGTCAATGATTGTAGAAACATTTGATCTAGAATTTAAACTGTGGCTAAACGCTCAGGGCATCAACATAGATAACGGTCTGTTTGAATTAAAATTTAATTCACCGCAAAACTTTGCTGCTTACCGCCAGAGTGAACTAGATACAGCTCGAGCCGCAACATTCAGTCAGGTTATAGCTATTCCGCATCTCAGTAAGCGATTTGCAATGAAACGCTTCCTAGGACTCAGCGAAGAAGAAATCAAAGAAAACGAAAAGATGTGGAGAGAAGAAAACGGAACTGTATTAAAACCAGATCCCGATGCACAGAGTCAGTTGAGAAGTGTGGGTGTCTCGGCTGGAGGTATGGCCGCAGATGCAGCAGCACAGACAGCAGAAGCACCTGCAGACATGGCAGCTGCAGAAGCAGGTGCAGACGGTGCAGAAGCAGCAGTTCCAGAAGCACCAGTTCAATAATAAATACATTATGCTTCTAAACGAATTTTTTTATTTTAACGAAAAAAACAACGACTTTGCCAATGATCGTAGATACGATGCTGGCAGAGATTCGTCAGTAGTGAAAAAAAGTGACACTAGAAAAATACGTTTGACTCTAAGACAGATCAATCAACTGAGACTGCAGGCAGAAGCACATCAAGTAGAATCGGAGTCAGAACTGGGATTTATTAGGCAAATGTATGCAACCCCAGCAGAAGCAGCACCTGCAGCATAATCCTGCATTCGTTGTAGGCAACGGCACTAGCAGACTGAAATTAAATCATCTCAGTATAATGGATCGCGGTATAGTCTATGGCTGCAATGCACAGTATAGAGAATATGCCCCACATTATTTGATAGCTGTAGACGTTAAAATGGTCAACGAAATCATAGATGCGGGCTATCACAAAAAAAATCAGGTTTGGACCAATCCCAACAAAGGTATCAGTACCAAACACAATATCAATTTCTTTTCACCGCACAAGGGTTGGAGCTCAGGACCCACAGCTTTATGGTTCGCTGCCACACAGGGGCACAAGGATATCTACATATTTGGCTTTGACTATCAAGGCGATAACGGCAAGTTTAATAACGTGTATGCAGATACTCATAACTATAAAAAAAGCTCAGACAGCGCCACTTATTTCGGCAATTGGCTCAGCCAAACTGAAAAAGTAATTAAAGAATTTAGGCACGTGAAATTCTTTAGGGTGATAGAACCTGGGGCATTTATACCTGATAGACTAGGACCAACGTTGTCAAATCTCAGCCATATAACTTTTCAAGATATTGATAAAACGTTTCCAGGCGCTATATATTCCGATCAAATCAATCAAAAAACTACCATTTAACACCTTTTTGTAATCATAGTGTTAAATAACTTACAGCCTTGACTATATAGGAGAACATAACATGGCAGACAAAAAACTGTTGCAACAGATGCTTGAGCATCTTGTTAACGACGATCAAGCGAAAGCTGAAGAATTATTCCACGAGTACGTGGTACAACAATCCCGTGAAATCTATGAATCTTTGATCGACAGCGAAATTGCTGAAGAAGAAGAAAAAGATGAAGATGACGAGGATGTAGAAGAAGCTGCAAAAGATGATGATGCAGAAGACGAAAAAGTAGACGAAGAATTTGAAGACATCGCTATCGAAGCTGATGACGAAGATCCAGATATGATGGGTGGCGACCCTACAGATGACCTAGAAGGTGATCTAGAAATGGGTGACGACGACATGGAAGAAAAATCCGAAGAAGAATTATTCCAAGATCTAGACAGTATTGTTGACGAACTACAGGCCAAATTTGATGAACTCAAAGGTGGTGATGACATGGGCGACATGGGCGATGATGACATGGGCGGCATGGGCGACAAAATGAAAGATGATTTCGATCTTGAAACTGTGCGTGAATACGTGGAAAAAGTTGCTCCTGCAAAAATGGGCGACAACGGTGTCAATACCAAATCAATCGTAGCTGGCAAGAATGACATGGGCGGCACAACTGCTAACATTCTCAGCGGAAAAAATGGCGCACCTGGTTCAGAAACAGGCGAACTTAAAGGTTCTGGACTGTTGAAAGGTAAGCCAACTGAAGATAATGCTGGTAACATCAATGTCCCAGGCGGTAAAGCTGGTGGTGCTTTTTCTAAGAAAGAGCCCGGACATGGTGCTGAGAAAGCTGGTTCTAAAGAATCCGCTGACAACAAGCAAAGCCTTTTCCGTGGTCGTAGATAATAGGATCTAACGGTGAAGAAACTTACACTAGCAGAACATTTGAGTTACGATCAGGCTAAGATTGTCTTGGAGAGCGAAGAAGGCAGTGACGGTAAAAAGTCGCTGCATTTAAACGGTATTTGCATTCAAGGAGATATCCGCAATGCAAACCAACGTGTTTATTCTTCTCAAGAAATTGGCAAGGCTGTCAAAACGCTCAACGAGCAGATCGCTGGCGGTTACTCTGTGCTGGGAGAAGTTGATCACCCACAGGATTTAAAAATCAATCTAGATCGTGTTAGTCATATGATTACCAAGATGTGGATGGATGGTCCTAACGGCTACGGAAAACTAAAAATACTTCCAACTCCTATGGGTCAGTTGATTCAGACCATGTTGGAGTCGGGAGTTAAACTAGGCGTCAGTTCTAGAGGTAGTGGAGAAGTTGACGGCGAAGGTAAAGTACAAGGATTTGAGATTATCACTGTAGATGTTGTAGCACAGCCCAGCGCACCCGGCGCTTATCCTACACCAGTATATGAACATCTAATGAATAACACAGGCGGTTATCAGGCCTATCAAATAGCACAGCAAGTTCAAGGCGACCCTAAGGCACAAAAATACCTAGCAGAGAGTTTGAAACGCATAATTTCAAATCTCAAATAACAAGGAGAATCACATGTTAGATATCGTAAAACAGTTGTTCGAAAACAATGTGATTTCCGAGGAAATCAAATCGGAAATTGAATTCGCTTGGAATAGCAGAATCCAAGAAAACCGTGATGAAGTCACTGCTACACTACGTGAAGAATTTGCACAGAAATATGAACACGACAAAGGCGCTATGGTAGAAGCTGTTGAAGCTATGCTAACAGATCGCCTGCAATCAGAACTAGGCGAGCTTGCAGAAGACCGCCAAGGACTAATTGAAGCTCGTGCCAAGTACGCAAAGAAAATGAAGTCTGATTCCAAAGCTATGGAATCATTTGTGCTTCAGAATCTCAAGAAAGAACTTGCAGAACTACACGAAGATCGTAAAGCAGTAGCTGGTAATGTTGAAAAATTAGAATCTTTTATCGTGGATGCACTAGCGAAAGAAATCGCAGAATTCCACACTGACAAGAAAGATTTGGCCGAAACCAAAGTAAAATTGGTTCGCGAAAGCAAGGCCAAGTTTGAACAGATCAAGAAAGATTTTGTAGCACGTTCCGCTAAAATCATCGAA